CACGAGGTGGAGCGGGTGCTTGTGATAGGTGAAGACATAGCCTTCCGGCTGCTGCGCGCTCCGCAGGACCCGGCCAAGCCGTCGGCCGTGCTCGCCTCGCTGGTGGGCGCGATGCCGCACGTGTCCGCGCGCGTCCTGCTGTCCATGCGCCAGCACCTGGCGAACCGTGCTGTCCAGGGCGGCCCGCGGGTGTTCGTGAACAGGCGCGGACGTTCCTGGACGGTTGCGGACACCCGTGCGCCGCTGAGCGAGGCCGCGGTGCACATGCTCGGCGAGTTCATCGATGCCGAGATGCGCGAGCGGCTGCCGAAGGGCCGGGCGTACCTGGTTGACGCTGCGGTGCTCGGCGCTGCCCTGCCGCTGTCGGGCAAGAACACGTCCGAAGGCCTGGGCGTGTGGCCGCGCGGCTCGGTATCTAAGCTGGACGCGGCCGAGTGGCTGCGGTTCTTCTTCTACTGGCACCAGGCGTCCCGCAGGACTGACTACGACCTGAGCGTGCAGTTCCTGGACAGCCAGTTCCGCATGACTGACCAGATCAGCTACACCAACCTGCGCGCCGGCGGCCTGGGAGAGCACTCGGGCGACATCACCAGCGCCCCGGACGGCGCCACTGAGTTCATCAACATCAGGCTCGGCGGCGTGCCGCAGGGTTCGGTGGTGGTCCCGCAGCTGTACCTGTTCAACGGAGAAGGCGAGAAGTTCTCGGAACTGCAGGAGCACTTCTTCGGCTTCATGACCCGCGACGCGGAGCAGCAGGGCCGCCCGTTCGAGCCGCGCTTGGTGCGGATGCGCTCGGTGCTGCCCGGCGACCACCGCGTCTCGATGCCGGTGGCGTTCTTCCGCGGCGAGGACGGCGCCTGGTACGCCAAGTGGCTGCACCTCGGCTCGGTGTCCACCGACACCTGGGGCAACTTCGCCCGGGTGGAGGAGAACAAGGTCACCACCGGCCTGCTTGCGCGGTCGTTCATGAGCTACCAGTACCTTCGGGTGCGGTACCTGTACGAGCTGTTGCGCGCAGAGAACACGGTCATCACCTACAAGGAGGGCTGGCAGTCGCTGGTCCGCGAGGGCGACCAGGTGACCTTCATCGGCACCGACCGCCCGGACGGGCTGCCGGAGGGTGCGGAGGTCATTACGCTCGACAACTTGGCGGCCCTGATTCCGGCGTAATATAGACCGTGCGAGGCCATGGACTGGCTTCCTTCAAAACAGCAACTGCTGGCCGGGGGTTCGATTCCCTCCCGGAGCCTGGCTCCGGTAGCTCAGTGGCAGAGCAGCAGTCTTAGAAATAGCCAGTCCGCTTTCCTCGCCCCTAGCACAACTGAACGAGCGGCCATCGGCGGGCTTCCTTCTACCCAGGTTCGACTCCTGGGGCTCCTTACAGGGAACCCTGATAGCCCTCCGGCTCTCCGCTCGCACAACATAACGAGGCCCTGCGGCCATCGGGATGCTTCCTTCCAGCCTTGATCTAGCTTCCCGGCTTCCCGCAGGGCTTTGTCATGCCCGGTAACAGTTCTGTTTTTCGCGTCATCCCGGCGGCACTGCCCGGTCTAGGGTGAGGTGCCTCGCGATAGTAGAGGCACCAGCCCGCGGCAGCGCGGAACCTAAAACCAGGAAGAGCGAGGTCTGTCTATGAGGATTCGCAGGTTGGTCGTTTCTGTCGCCAGCGTGGCGGCGGTAGCGATCGGCGCCGGCGCTTTCGCCGCCGCCAACGCTGGCGTCAGCTCGCATGTCGAGTGGACGCAGAAGGGCGCCGGCGCGGTGGCCGGGGTCTTCGCCCACGCGCCGAACTCGGGCGTGGACTTCACTGACCTCACCACCTACATCGGCAACGATGGCGGCTCCAACCAGGAGCAGCTCCAGGCTGCCACCTCCTTCGGCATCGGCGGCAATGTTGCCGGCGGCACGGTGACCGGAGTAGTGAACGGCCTCGGCGGCGCCCTGTGCGACCAGGACAGCACTTTCGCTGCGCAGCTCGGCCAGGTGTACGTAGGCGGGGACCTGGTTGACATCGTGTGGGCGACCGGCTACATGGGCTCGCCGCTGAACAACGGGGACCCGTGCCAGAACGGCCTTGCCTCCAGCTCCGCGACGATCCTGATGGCCAACGTTCCGGTCAACTCGACGGTGCAGGTGCAGGTTCTGTACGACGCGACGCACGCTTACACGTTCCGCGGGCGGCATCACTCGGCAGGCACCATCACTTTCAGCGGAACTGACCTGTCAGACACGCCGGGCACCACGGTGCAGGACTTCACCAGGGCCCCGCGCGGGACTGAGTTCACCGAAGCGGACATGGGCGCGGTGGCCGACACCACGCTCGTCAGCCCGCTGGCCGGAACGGTCCCGTTCCCGGATGTCAAGGGCTCGCCGGTCCTGCTGGGAACTTTCGCTCACCTGCAGCTGAACGGCAACTTCGCTGACGGCTCGGGTGAGGCGCACGGCAGCGGGTGGAACAACCCCAACTGGACCACGTTCGACGTGGCCGCCACCAAGAACGGCGGGCCGCCGAGTGCGGGCAACCCGGTCTACCTCGGTCCTGGCGTGGTCAAGAGCGACCACGACCGGATCTACGCGGGCCAGCCGGTCGGCTAGCTCGCTGCTCAGGTCCCTGTAAGGACGAGGCGCCCCGGAATCGCATACCTGGCGGTTCCGGGGCGCTTTGCTTTGTCCGATCACAGGTGCATGTTCCTTCAGCAGATGTGGCACCAGTTCCTGGGCGAGCAGGGCAATGAGCCGGGAGCACACCAGGGCAAGGTCACCATCACGCTGCTGACCCCGGTCGGCGGCATCGGCGAGCTGACCGTGCCGAGCCTGGAGGTGGCCGTCGCCGCGGAGGCCGGCTCGTTCATCGGGCTGCTGGTGACGCTGCCTACGGAAGCCGGGCCGCGGCGGCTGTTTATCAACGGGTCTAACGTGGCCGGCATCATCGACACGGCAGTTGAGGATGATGCCCCGTCCGCGCCGGCGAAGCGCGCTGCCTCGCGCAGTAAGGCCGCTACTTCCTAGTTCTCTTGTTTCCGGTTATCGGTTATCATTGACTGGTGACAAGAAATTCAGAACCAGGCAGCTTTCGTAACCTGATCGGCCTGAAGGTCAGCGATGACATGTTCGAGGCCATTGAGCTAGCTCGCGGCGTGCAGTCCGTCCCCGACTTTCTCCGTGCCCTGATTAGCACGGCGCTGCAACAGCACGCGGTGATCAGTGTCAACTGGGAGCAGCGTGCCCGTAAGGCGGAGCAGCGCTTGGAGCGCGTGCGTGAAGCCCTGGACTGAGGCGGAGCTGGCTCTGCTGCGGGATACGTCGCTGTCTCTTGCGGAGGTGGCCGCGCAGACCGGGCGTTCTCTGGCAACGTGCCGTACCAAGGCCTCCTGGCTGGGGATTAAACGTCGTCGTGGAGCGTGGCTGCCCTGGGAACTGACTTTGCTGGAAGACGTGTCCATCCCGCTAACGGAGGTAGCCAGGCGGACGGGCCGCAAGCTAGGCACGGTGTACGCAGAGGCTTCGCTGCGGAAGATCGGCGGCCGTGTTCAGGGCAAGCCCCGGCGGCCCGGAGCCGTGCAGAAGGGCAAGACTTATGGTCCTCGTCTTCCGCAGCAGAACATCACTCCCGAGGTGTTGCGTCTGTTGCGGGAGACCCGCCTGTCTTACATCGAGATATCCGACCTTACTGGGCTGGACAGAGAGTCCATCCGGACTGCTGCGAGTCGGCATGGGCTGGCGAATCGCGGTCAGCCCACTGGCAAGGACGCGCATCGCTGGCTAGGCGGCCGGAAGCTGAATGACCCAACCTGGCGCGGGTCCGACTGGGAAGAGTTCCGCCTGGCTGTGCTGGAGCGTGACGGCTGCACCTGTCAGGACTGCGGATTTACTGACTTTGCAGGTACGAAGCTGCATGTGCATCACATAATCCCGTGGCACCTCCGGCCGGTGAACGATCTTAACTGGCTGGTCACTCTGTGCAGGCGCTGTCATGGTAAGCGCCCCGAACACGAGTGGGCCGAGGTTCCTTCGGACGTGCTGCTACTTGTTCACCGATCAGAGAGGGGTGAACTGCTGGCCTGAGGGTGCCGCCCTCCCTTCACAGGAAGGGGGTGATGCCCTATGACCACCCCTGGATCTGGACAAGGTTCGTACACAACGAGCGTCCAACCTCCCGGTGGCATGTTAGCTGGGAGTGACTTCGCAGGGGTACGGTTTACCCTGGTCAAGAGGGCTATGTCCTGGCGCCCGAGCAGGACCTGATCCGCCCGCCCGACGAGGCGCTCAACTTCGCCGTCGGCGTCCCGTACTACCTGCCGTTCGCGACGCCGTACCGGGACAGCTGGGAAGTCTTCCGTGACGACCCCATCTCGATCCGGCAGCTCATCACCATGCGCCGTCGCGACGGGCAGGCGCGGGCACTGTACCGGCTGCTGACCAAGCCGCTGCTGAGCGCGATGAAGAACGCCGACGTGGTGCCGGCCGACGGCATCGAAGGTGGGGTTGACGAGGCGCAGTTCTGCAAGGACCTGCTGTTCGCGCCGCGCGCGCAGGGCGGCATGGCCCAGAGTTTCGACCGTTTCGTCAAGCAGATGCTGCTCGCGCTGTTCAATGGCTTCTCTGCCTGGGAGATGGTCTACTGGCAGCCGAAGACCGGGCCGCACAAGGGCAAGTGGACGCTGCGCGAGCTGTCGTGGCGGCCGAGTGAGACCCTGACGTTCCTGCTCGACGGCCAGGGCCAGTTCAACGGCTTCCGCCAGCGCACGTTCTTCCAGGGCCGCACGATCGACGTCAAGATCGACAAGGCGACGGCGATCTACTACGCGCACGAGGAGGCCGAGCGGCCGTTCTACGGCGTGTCGATGTTCGAGAGCGCCTTCTACCACTACGACAAGAAGGAAAAGCTCTACTACATCGCGCACCTGGCCGCGCAGCGCGCCGCGGTCGGCCTGCGGGTGGGCACGATGACCCCCAATGCGCCCGCCGCGGACAAGGCGGCTTTCACCGCGGCGCTGGCCCAGCTGGGCCTCGCGCAGTACATCGTGCTCCCTACCGCCGACTGGACGGTGGAGACGCTCAACGAGTCCGCCAGCCGGTTCGACTACCTGGGCCTCATCAACCACCACAACAGCCAGATGTCCAAGTCCGTGCTCGCGCAGTGGTTCGACAACGAGCAGGGCGGCGGCCAGGGCGACTCCACGCTTGTCGACTTCGGCAAGCAGGATGACGTGACGTTCTTCCTGATGCTGGAAGGCATCCTGGAGGAGATGGCCCAGGTCATCAACGAGTACATCTTCCCGCGGTTCGTGGACTGGAATTTCGGCAGCGGCAAGTACCCGCAGTTCAAGTGGGGTCCGCTCACTGAAGAGGCCAAGGCCGCCATCCAGGACACCTTTGACAAGATCGCCACCGCGGGCCCGCAGGCGAACGTCACCCCCGAGTTTGCGCTCGCGCTGGAGCAGCGGATGGCCGGCGACTTCGGGTTCAAGATCGACTACGACAAGATCCAGCGGCAGCGCGAGCAGCAGCAGCGGCTCATGCAGCAGCAGATGGCAGCCGCCGCGGCGCAGCCCCAGCAGCAGCCGCTTGTCCAGGGCGCGGGCCAGGGAGCGGGACAGCAGCCTCCTCCCGTGCCGTTCCCGCCCCGGGGTTTCATGCCGCCCCAGCAGTTCGGCGGCGCGGGCACCTCCGCCGCACCCGGAGGGCCCGGCCTCGGCGGCGGGCGGGGCGCCGGCTCTCCGTCACTGCAGGGGAGAGGCCCGTGAGCGCGCACGACGCGATGATGGCCCTGGCGCGCGACCTGGTGCAGGAGATCGCCGCCGGGCAGATGCTGGAGCTGGCCGCTGAGATGGCTACTCAGCCGTTCGCGCCGGCCAAGCCCCCGCAGCAGGCGGCGATGGCGCGCACTCCGATCCCCCGCGGCCCTGCGGCCGTGCACCCGGGGCTCGGGCAGCACCTGGCCCGGCTGCCCGGCGACACCATCTCCGGCCACGCCTACGCGCACCTGGGCATGGTCGCGCCGGGCATGTAGGCCGATTGCCGCGCCATGTCTATCACGCAGGAAGCGCCGGGCGAGTCGCTGGAGACCCTTCGCAGCCTTGTAGACCGCCTTACCTATATGCAGGGCTGGGAGTTCAAGCTGCGCGAGAACATGAACCGCGGGCAGGGCTCCAAGGGCACCACGCTGGTCATCTACGTGACCTGCCTGGACAGCACCGACCCGGAAGGCGAGGAAGTAATCCAGGTGGCGCACTACATGCTGGTGCCGCCTGCCTCCTACAACGAGCGCAGCTGGCGCCGGTGGCTGTTCGACCAGATCTTGCTGGTGGAGCGGCACGAGGCGATGGAGTTCTTCAAGATCGACGGCAAGCCGGCCTATCCGCCGGCCCACGGGCCCGGCAATGACCCGTACCTGGTGCTGGAGTATGGCACCGCCGCCGACGCGGAGACCGACTTCAACGGCGTGCGCCATGAGGGGACGCAGCCGCACCTGCGCGACGCCGGGTAGCCCGTGGCGGATACCGCGCTCGGGCGCCAGATTGCTGATTCCGTCCGCCAGGCAGTGGCGGAGGCGGCAGCCTACGTTGCCCTGGTCACCCAGACCAACCCGCGCGGCTCGGCAGATGCGCTGCTGAAGCGGCCGGACATCAGTGCGGTGCTGCAGCAGGCGCTCGATGCGGCCCGCGGCGCAGCGGAGGAGACGGTCCAGCAGGCATGGCAGGGCGCAGGCGCTCCGGGCGAGCACGAGACGCTCGGCCATCTGCTGACGGACGTCAGCCGCCTGTTCGGCGACATCGCGCACCTGCGCGGCCTGGTCCGCCACGCGCACGCCTCCGTGCCGCAGCGCCAGTTCGTGCGGGGCGTCACGCCGCCCGGTGAGAACCCCTCCCAGCGGGCCGCAGAGGAGCGCGCGGAGGCTGTACGGCGCGCGCTGGCCGGATGGGCCCGCAGTGCCGCCCTGCGGGCCCGTATGGCCGTCCAGACGGCGGAGGGGGCCGCTTCGGCCGCTGCCGTTCTCGCTGACGCCCTGGCCCGTGAGGAGCGCGGGGAGAAGCTGCGCAAGCGGTGGCGCGCGCACGTGTCCAGCCCGTCGTGCTGCTTCTGGTGCCGCCGCCTCAATGGGGTGACGATCGGATTGCGCGAGTCGTTCGAGCCCTACCTGGGCGGCCCGGTGGCGATGCTGCAGGTCGGCCCGCGGTACGTGCGCACGCCAGCTGGCGAGCGCAGGTTCGGAATGCCCGCCGGGACGCGCATCATCTACACGCACCCGCCGCGCCCGTACCGTGGGAAACTACAGGGGCCGCTGCTGCATCCCTTCTGCCGGTGTTGGCTGGAAGTGGTGCGAGCCGGCGGAGCCGAAATACCTGCGGGCGACGAGAGGGCCGCGCAGTCCGCGGGGTTCCTCTCCGCGGCGGACGTCCGGGCGATGCCGGAAGACGTCTACCAGGCCGACGTAGCTTTCCTGAACGCGGCTCTCGATGAACTCGATCAGGTCCTGAAGAGACTGGCAGGGGGCAGTGACTGACAAGACGCGCCGGTGGTTCGCGGATAGCACTATCCCCTACGCGCTGGCCGCCCTGCGGCTGTTCGAGCACTCCCGCGCCAGCAAGGCTGACTACGTGTTCGGCCCGCTTGAGGTATCGGCCATGGCCGATGACGGGCTTACCGTCTCCGGCAGCGAGGCCGCGCTCGCGCAGGCGGCTGAGGTGCTGTCGGCCATCCCCGGCCTGGTGGAGTACGCGCCCGATTAGCCCAGCGTGTCTGATGACTGGGTGTTCCGCGAGGCTGATGACCCTGACCTGGAGCTGGCAGGCCAGGTCAGGGGCTACGTCCGGGAGATCAACGGGCGCCCGGAGCAGGTCCGTTCCTACCAGCGCGCGTGGTGGGTGCCGCATCCCGACTGGGTGAACGGCGAGCACCGCTGGGTGACAGCCGGCGAGGCGGCGTGGAACGAGCGCGGCCAGCAGGCCAGGGCAGCGCACGAGGCCGCCCGCAAGTCCGCGGAGGCCGCTGACGACACCACCCGCACTGCGCGGGCCGCCGAGACCGGCGCCGCGGGCCGTGCCGCCGTGCAGCCGTCTCAGCAGCTGGGACAGCAGGGCCGCGAGCCGCACAACTACCTGGAGCCGGACCCCGAGCGGCTGGCCAGCGAGAAGGGCACGCACAAGCGGCCGGAGGATCACCCGTTCTTCCAGCGCAACCCGGTCTCCGAGGACAACCTGACGCGCGGGTACAAGGACGTGACGCCCGCCGAGCGGAACCAGGGGCTGCGCTGGTACGCCGACGGGCACCGGCTCGCCTGGGCGCTCGGCGGCGGGGACGCCGAGCTGGGGGCCAAGGTGCTGAGCGCCTACAGCCCGCGCACCGGCTGGCCGCTGAACATGTTCAATGCCGCCCGGTCGCTGGCGGAGGGGAAGGCGCTCGGCCCTGGCGAGGGCGTGATTATGGGGGCGCACCAGCGGGCCGCGGATGCCGCCATGAAGGGCGGGGACATCGACTCGGTGTTCCCTTCCCCGAAGACCAACGCTTTCGCCCGGCTGCTCGCGCTCGGCGAGGACCACCCGGACGACCCGCTGGGCCAGGTAGTCATCGACCGGCACGCGCTGTCGGCAGCCGCCGGCAAGCGGCTGACCAAGGAGGACACCGAAGGGAAGGGCGAGTTCAAGTCCCCGATCGGCGACCGCCGGATGTACGAGCACGTGGCCGACAAGTACCGCATTGCCGCCAGGCGGATCTCCGAGGAGGAGGGCGAGGAGATCTCGCCCGCTCAGCTGCAGGCGATGCTGTGGCTGCGGCAGATCCGCCTTAACAACGAGCAGGACATGAACGGCTTCGGGCGCCGCAATACGGGCCTGCTCACCTCAATGAACAACCACTGGCAAGCCTGGCAGAAGTGGGCCAAGGAGCACGGCGTCCGCACTGAGCTGGGCACCACCGACCTCGCCCCGGCGCCTATCGCCAAGGCGGAGGCCGGGCCGGGCAGCCGCCCGCTTGACGCGGTGGAGTACCACGCCACCGTCAGCCGCGGCCGTGACCTGCTCAACTCGATGGAAGCGGACCGCAAGCCGCTGACCGGCATGGTCAGCAACTGGGACACGCTGAAGACCAGCGCGTGGAAGGAAGCGGCCAGGCCCTGGGGCGGCCTGACGATCGACCCGCGGTCAGGGGAGGCGCTGCCGGCTGACGCTGACAAGTACGCGCTGACGGTCAAGCCGCCGGGGCTCAAGGCCATCTCGCTGCCGGAGAACGTCACCGCGCCGGAGTTCCAGGCGGCCATGGACCGGGCGCTGGTGGAGTTCCGTACCGTGCTGGAGCAGTCCGGCCACTACCTGGCCGTCTACCACGACGACACCAACCACCGCATCGACATCGACCCGGTGGCCGTGGTGGACGACCAGGCGGACGCGGAGGCGCTGGGCGCCTACACGCGCAACCTGGGCGGCGCCTACCACTTCGGGACCGGGCAGGTGCACCACGCGCCGCATGCCGCGGACAGCTAGGCGCCGAAGTGGTCGAATTCTCCGTTGCGCACTCCGCCGAGGAAGGCGCGCCACTCGCCCGGGGTGAACCGGAGCACGGGGCCTCCGGAATCCCGGCTGTTGCGCACGCCGGTAATCCCGTTGCCGAGGTCCGCCACCTCCACGCAGTTGCCGTTCGCGAAGCTGAGTGAACTCTTGACCCAGACGGGTGCGCCTTGCATAGACGGTTCTCCTGCCGCAGTCGGTGAAAGTTGCACAGGTGCTTATTCTGCACTATGTGCTATACTCAAGTCAAGGAAGGTGCGACATGCCACCAGCGAAGACGAGGATGCAGCGCCGTCCTGGCCAGTGGAGGTCAGCGGCTGATGCGGTGCGCCCGCTGCAGGGCAACGTGTTCGCCGAGCTTCAGGACATGGCCCAGCGGCTGCATGACAAGGGCCTGGACGAGCAGGCCGAGATGGTGCAGAAGGCAATGAAGGTTGCCCAGACCGACCCGGAGCGCGCCATGGAGATGCTGCACGAGGCCTCCAGGTCCGTTGCCGCGCTGGCGCCCGCGCACGGCCAGGGCCTGGGCGAGATCGCCCGGCAGATGCCGCTGCGCGCCGAGCCCTCAGACGGCAAGGTCACTGACGACGACGGCATTCCGGGGATGCATCTTCATTGACCGGGGAGTTCAGCCAGGAGTGGCCGGATGACGGGGAGCCGCTGCCGTACATCCTGGAGGAGAGCCGCCCGCCGCCGCTGATGCGCCCTGCTTATGCCTACCCGCTGGACGACCCGCGCCATCGGTGCGTTCAGGGATTGTGCGACGACCATGCGGGGCTCCGGTCCGATTAGGAGCGCATGGGCGATGACCAGCGTTACATCATCCCGGCCCCTCGCGGAAGCGGGACATATGCGCCGGTAGACGATATCCCGGTAGCCCTCGCCCGGCAGCGGCGAGTTACCGGCAAGCTCTTTGAGAAGCACATCCTCAATATGGGGACGCTGCTGCACCCGCAGACTGGCGAGAAGATCAACATCGATGACGCGTTCGTCGCCACGATGCAGGACAACTTCGCCAAGGGTTACTGCGACATCGTGCAGCTGCCACTTGCCAACGACAAGAACCAGCACGTGGAGAGTCCCGGTGCCAACAAGGGCGAGGTCGTCGGCATCCGCAAGCGTGGCGGCAAGGTATATGCGCTGCTGGACGCGCGCGAAGACGCCGACAAGTTCGGCAAGACCTACCTGGGCGCGTCGGCGTTCCTGAGCACCAACTACACCGACACGGCGACCGGGAAGAAGGTCGGCCCCACGCTGTTGCACGTCGCGGTCACCAACCGGCCTTACGTCACCGGACTTGAGGACTACACGGAGACGATCGCAGCCTCGGCCGATAGTGACGGCGAAGTCTTCGTACTCACCGCAGCGCCGGAGGAAACCGTGCCTCTCACCAAGGCTGAGCTGCTCGCCGCTCTGAAGGACGAGCACGGCATCGACGTCGAGGCCCTCCAGGCTTCCGCTGCCGCCACCCCGCCAGCTCCGGACGTGACGGCGCTCACCGGCGCCGTCGTCCAGGCTCTCAAGGACGGCGGCTACGTGTCGCTGGCTGCCGCCGACTCGGGCCAGGTCACCATGGGCGACGTCACCGCCGCCGTGGTGGAGCTGGCCGCCGACAACAAGGGCCTGCGCGGCGAGGTCGACGGCCTCAAGCGCTCCGCCGCGGAGACCGAGGTTGACGGGTACATCGGCGCCGGGCGGCTGCTGCCGAAGTCCCGCGCCGCGGCTGTCGAGATGGCCCTTTCCCGGCGCGACGACCTGGAGGCGATCCTCGCCCCGGCCGAGCACCCCTACGTCGCCCTGTCGGCCCCGCAGGGCGTCGGGGGCCGGGACGGAGAGCAGCGGCAGGAGGAGGACATCGACCGCGAGATCGCTGCCCTCACCGCCCAGCATTCCCAGTTCTTCACCCCCAACGGCCAGAAGGCCCCCCGGCAGTAACCGGCCCGAGCACAGCGAGGAGCAGCTCAGATGGCGCCAGCCAACGACTCGTTCGAGTTCGATTACCCGCCGGGCTACGTGAAGCCGACTCACGAGTACGGTCAGCCGTACGGCGATGAGTTCCATGCCGAAGCGGTCCAGGAACTTCTCCTGTCCTATGCCGGTTTCACCCAGCGCGGTGTCACCCTGGCGGCGGGGCAGGGTGTCCTGCCGACCGGCTGTGTCATCGCCCGGCATACCGCGAGCGGCAAGTACTTCGCGTACAACGCCGCTGCCACCGACGGGCGCGCTGTCCCGTCCGGAGTGCTGCGCGATGGGCGCGACACCGGCGGCCCTGGCTCGGCGAGCCTGTCCGCGTTCAACGCCAACACCAACGGCGTCAACCCGGACGGCATCACCCTGGCCGGCTCGGCAGGCACCGGCCTGTTCCCGTCCAGCCCGGCGGGCAAGTCGCCGACGGACGCGCTCGGCAACATGGTGATCCGCGGAATCCTCAACGGGAACGTGGTCTCCGGCACCGACACGACCAACATCATCGCCAACGGCCTCGGGTCCGCGGCGGGCCAGGCGATCCAGCTGCTCGGCGCGCGGTACGTGCCCTACGGCGGCTCGATCTCCGCGGTCCCGGCCGCCTTCCCGGGCGGCCCGATGGACGGCACCCCGCCGAACTCGGCGGGCACGGTGCCGACCACCGGCGCGGGTACCGGAGTCAACGCCTTCATCTTCTGATCTGCCGCCTGACCAGAACCCCCGGCTGCGGTCGCCGGGGGTTCTGCTGTTCCCGGCCGATAGGCCGGGCGTGTGGAGACGACGGAAGCCCCTTCGAACGCTGCTTGCCGAGATGGAAGCGCAGCTTGGCGGGCGCCTGTCCGAAATCGAGCGAAAGGTAGACGCCATCATGGCCTCCCAGGACGACATCGACGCCGCAGTTGCCCAGATCAACACGACCATGACCGACGTGGCGGCGCAGGTTACCCAGCTGGGTACCGACGTCACCGCTATCCAGGCCGAGATCGCCAACCTTCCGGCCGGCGTGGACACGACGGCGCTCAACGCGGCGGTGGCTCAGCTCGCCACCACCCAGGCGAACCTGGACGCGGCGGTGGGCTCGGTGACGGCGATCGTGCCGCCGACCCCGTGATTTAGGCGGACTGACCTCGCCGCCTGCGCGAAGCCCCCGGTT